CCCCGTGCCTCCCGTCCTCTGGAAAAAATTCGGAGATATATGATCTCCCGGATCCCAGATCCCCGTCTCCGCTTTTCTGGAAAAAATTCGGAGATACATGATCTCCCGGATCCTTCCCAAATCCCCGCCCCATCTCCGCCATCAATGAAAAAAGTTCGGAGGGCGCGCATCCACATTGGTACATCCCCGTGGTATTTATGGTACACTTTTCCATCACTTCCATCACTTGACACCAACGCTTCCCCGTGTTATAATAATTACTCGGAGGATATATGCAAATCATCAAGATACCCCCCGAATTGTTTTATCTGCTAGACGATTCAGAAACGGAGTTACGCATACGTGAGCTTGACAGAAGACTCCTCAGAAAACACGAGCAAAATGTTATCAGAAGGGTCAGAAACGAAAAGCAAAAAGTCATCGATAGGCTTAGAAATCGGTGCGAAGGAGAAACTATTCCTTCAAGAGTATGCGATTTGTTTTAATATTGGAAAAGCAGCTAAAAAAGTCGGGTTATCGCATAATCGCGCATCGGGTGTTCTAAGGGCACCTGAGGGAAACGCATATCTAAACGAGCTAATTAAAGATTATGCTGAGTCATCCATACTACGCAAAGAATTCGTCGAGTTGCAGTGGTTAGAAACATATGAAAAGCTAGTAGGAAACAAAGAAGTGCCCATGGTGGATAGGGATGGCTGCGTGGTAATGGCCAAAAAGTTCCACTCAGCGGAGGTGGTGAGCACTTTAAAAGAGCTGTCGAAGATTACCGGGTTGTCTAATGCCAGTGGAGAGGGCAATTCCGGAGTGACGGTGAATATAGATCTGTCCGGATTCGGATTAAAGAACGACGGGGAATTGATAAATCCCCACGTGGCAATTGGACAATGCGGTCCCCCCGGTGGTGATGATGAGGAGTACGAAGATTGATAAAACTGCCACACAATTGGACGGCTAGAGACTATCAGGCTCCCTTGTTCCAATATATGTTCACGGGGGGCATGGAAAAAAAGAGAGCCATATGTGTGTGGCACCGGAGGGCGGGGAAAGATTCATGCTCTCTACAGTTGGCGGCATTAGCCTCCCAGCAAAGAGTGGGAACGGTATGGCACATGTTGCCAACGCTAAATCAGGCCAGAACGGTTATATGGAACGGTATTGATCGAAACGGGAGAAAGATGGTAAATCAGGCTTTCCCCGCAGAGATGGTAAAAGGGAAAAATGCGACCGACATGAGGGTGGAGTTTACCAATGGGTCGGCGTGGCAGTTGGTGGGGTCGGATAACTACGACCGACTAGTCGGGTCAAACCCAGTGGGGGTGATCTTTAGCGAATATGCCATTGGTGACCCAGCGGCGTGGGATTATATAAGGCCAATTCTTCGAGAAAATGATGGGTGGGCGGTGTTTATATATACTCCACGGGGGCGCACCCATGGATACACATTATATGACACGAACAAAAATAACCCCCGGTGGTTCACACAGATATTGAGCATTAACGATACCGGGGTAATGACGGACGAGGACGTAAACGAAGAAATAAATGACGGGATGAGTCCGGAAAAAGCAAAGCAGGAGTTTTACGTAAGCTTCGACGTGGGAATGGAGGGGGCGTACTATACATCCGAATTGGAGTATGCCGACACCTGTGGTCACATTGGTGACTACCCGTGGAACCCAGACAAATTGGTGTATACATATTGGGACATAGGAATACGGGACCACACATCCGTTATATTTGTCCAAGATGACGATGGGATCCCCGTCATTATAGATCACGAGAGACATAGGAACTTAGGACTCCCGGACTGGGCAAAAATAATCCACGAAAAACCGTATGCATATGGTACCCCCCACAAAGGGCCACACGACATAGACACGCACGAGTGGGGAACAGGCAGGCTAAGATCAGAGACCGCTTACGACCTAGGAATAGAGTTTGAGCCGGTGGAAAAAATCAGCGTGGAAGATGGAATAGACGCCGCCAGGGCAATGCTGAGAAGAGTGAAATTCAACGAACAAAAAACAATTAACCTGAGGTCGGCGTTGGCTGATTATCATCGCCAGTGGAACGCCAAGAGGATGATTTTCGAAGACAAACCTTTCCACAATTGGGCATCGGACGATGCCGATTGCTTCCGATATTTTTCTGTGGACTGGGAAACACCCCGCAGAGGACAGATTTTGATTCAGGATGAACGGGGACAATATGTCCCGAATATAAGAGTGCACCGGGCCATGGGTCCGAGACGTCCCATTGCTATGAGGAACGGATATGTCAATTGACGCCAAAAAATCTGTACAGCGGCTTCAAAGGTTGGAATACCTGAGAAAGACCATCGACCAGCAGTGGGACGAGATCAGAAAATATATCACGCCCTACAGGGGGCAATTTTTTAAAGACAGTGCGTCCGAACATTCTATCGAGTGGAAACAGAACAGATTTATATTCGACTCGACAGCTGTTAACGCTTGTAACACGTTGGCAGCTTCTCTCCATGGATCCCTGACATCCCCCGCAGTCAGGTGGTTCGACCTCCGGTTCCGAGATTCGGGCCTGAATCGGTCGAAAGCTGTTTCTATGTGGTTAGAGGAAGCAACAAAAATAACTTATGACTCCCTCCGAGAGTCAAACTTCGACATGGAGGTTAATGAAACATATATAGATCTTGTCTCCATGGGCACCTCGATAATGACAAATCAGGTGGTGGAGACTGCCGACGGGGACCTGGAAAAAATCATATACAAAGCCACCCCGGTAAAGGAATGTTACTTTGAGCAGGACTGGGAAGGAAGAGTTATTCGGTTTTACCGAAAAATGAGGTGGAGTCCTCTACAGATTGTTGATAAGTTCATGGGGATGCCTAACGCTGATATAGGTGATGGAATAATTCAGCGGGCGGAGTCCGGCGACAACGACATGGACATTAACATTGCGTACATAGTGTGCAAAACAGATGACGCCGACACCATAGATACTACCAAAATATTGGCGCCGGAGAATAGGCCATATCAAGCCGGATATGTTTTGTTGGATGAGCAACGAACAATCGGGGCAACGGACGGGTATTATTCGATGCCCGCCAACGTGGCGAGGTGGCGGGTTACAGCTGATTCCATGTGGGGGAACTCTCCAGCCATGGCCGCGATGGCTGATGTCATGACCCTCAATTACCTAGTGGAACTGATACTGGCGTCTTTGGAAAAAGTGGTGGACCCCGCCATAATGACCACGGAGAGGGGGTTGCTATCGTCATTGGACCTGGGGCCAGCGGGGGTAAACGTTCTTAGACGTATGGACGAACTTGCACCATTTGAGTCCAGAGCCAGGTTTGATGTATCAGAGTTACATAGGGAAAAGCTCCAGGCATCTATACGTCAGGCTTTTTACGTGGATCAGTTGGAATTGAAAGATTCCCCTGCGATGACTGCCACAGAAGTATCTGTAAGATACGAGTTGATGCAGCGTTTGATCGGCCCCACATTGGGGAGGCTTAAGGTTGAATTCCTTGACCCCCTAATCCGTACCCATTTCTCCACCCTATATAGGTACAAAAAATTGCCGCCCCTTCCTGAAGAATTAGGACAAGCTGGGCGGGCGATACTGGACATCACATACACTGGTCCCATGTCTCGTGTCCAGAGGTCGGATCAAGCACAATCCATCACCCAGACGCTGGCGTCGGTATTGCCCGTGGCTGAGGCGAAACCGGAAATATTGGATGTGTTTGATTTTGACGAAACCGCAAGAACCCTCCATGACCTGTACCAAGCTCCGGCGGCAATGTTAGCTTCCGATATGAAGATTAAAAAGGTCCGGGACGAGAGGAAACAGAAAATGGAACAGATGAGGCAGGCCGAACTGGAAGAAAAGAGGGCCAAAGCCGGGAAGCAGGGGGGCGGCACCCCCAGTGGAACTCCCCCCGCCGCCATGGGGGGTATGCAATGAGTGACGAGCACGCTATACACGCTTTGAAAGAAAAGGTCAAACGAATTGCCGGTGTGTTGTCCACCCCCGATGGGCAATACTTACTGGAGGCATTAAAAACCGAATTTATACCGGATGATTTATTGGGAAAGGATGACCGGGAGACGTATATGAATCTTGGGCGCAGGGATGTTGTTATATACCTGTTTCAGATAGTTAAGTTTCATGAGGCGAACAATGAGTGAAGGAATGATCGAAGAAAACCAAACGGTAGACCCCGCTCCACAAGAGCCGTCGGGTAATGATGCACCAGCGGAGGCCCCCACCAATTGGGTTGATTCTTTGCCGGACGAGCTTAAAGAGGCCCCGTTTATTGGTAAGGCAAAGACCCCACACGAAGCTCTTCAAGCCATCAAGAATGCGTCAGCGGTTATGGGGAACTCTATCCGTATTCCCAGCCCGGAGGCGGGTAAGGACACGTGGAAAGAGTTTTACAGTCGTTTACAAGATAAAGTCCCGGGGCTAATACCTGTGCCGGACCCGGAAAACCCGGATACTATTACTCCGGTTATGAAGGCCCTTGGTGTTCCCGATGACCCGTCGGCGTATAAATATTCGCCACCGGAGGGGAAAGAAGTTCCCCCGGAAACCCTCGAAGTTATGAGGTCGCTTGCCAAAGAGGCGAATCTTACCCAAAAACAATTCGAGGCCGTTACTCAGGCATCCTTGAACGCCTCTTGGGAACGCGAAGAGGTCATGAATAGGGCCATTAATGAGGGGTTAAGTGATCTCCGCAAGGAGTGGGGCTTGGCCTATGATCAAAACGTTGGACAAGTAGCGACGTTTCTTAAACTGTCGGATGCTCCCGAAAGTGTACAAAGTTTGGCCAAAGAGGGTCGATTACCCGCCAACGACTATGTGTGGTTACATTCCTTGGCGAAAAATCTGAAAAATCCGTCGGAGTTATTGGGGATGCCGGAGGGCAATGACGATAGAGTTATGTCCCCAGACGAAGCCCAAGCTCAAATTGACGAGATTATGAACAATCCGGAGTCCCCGTTGTGGGACCCGATGCACCCCCGTCATGCCGCGCTGCAGGAAAAAATTCTTCATCTCCACGAGGCGGCGTTTCCGGAGGATTGACAGACAAATTCCGGTGTGGTATACTTCGGGTATGGGGGACCGCGCCCCTGGGTTGGGAATATCGAGAGGTACCCTTTATTAACCCTAAAGCGTAGCGAAGGGGTCCGTTTAGACTACGGGTTGCCTATTAGTGAAATAACCTTAAATCACAGGAGATTTCGCCAATGGGCGCCTCAATCAGTAATGTATATATTAAGACGTATGAAAGCTATGTGCGCCATTTGGCCCAACAGTCTAAAACGCGTCTTATGCCGTGGGTCCAGGTTGTAAGCAAGCAATCTGAAAGCCACAACTGGGAAATCATGTCGAAGACCTCTAGCGACATGAACCTGAAGGTTG